TTCCGAACGATATAGCTCAAGTTCCGTTCTACATACTCATATATGCCCGACGAATCATAGTTATTGCTCAAAGGTAAGAATACCTTACGCAACAATAAGAAACGTCGAGCACATAAGTATAGGTAGGACGCTGTCTCCTCGTATCCAGATCGACGCATTTGTTTTGCAAATGCGCAGATGGATACGAGATCATGTAACGTGACTATCTTGTGTGTCTTCATGCGCAACGGCGTAACATTGATACCTTTGAAGGCATCAACGCCACAGGATTCTCGAAAGAATCCACGAACAAATGACTTAGAGGAGTTGACCAATAGGCCAGCTCTCTCCAATCCATTTATCGCACCAAGCGTATAAGAAGAAGCCACAGCAATATCGTCACCGAAAACATAGAGGTCAAGACCAGCCTTGCGGCCGAACTTAGCCTCTATGCCTGCTCGAGCTAATGCATAAAACATTAGGGATTCGACTGGAAAGCATAAAGCATTTCCCATCGGAGCCCACTTGTTTAATGCGAGTACCCGACCACTAGGAAGAATTACTTCTTCCATTCTAGTGCAGGATAGGTAGCCGTATGCATAGTCACCAAGTAAGTGACGAACAACACGACACCCCAACCTGTCACTAGCATCCTTCAGATCGAGAGTACTATACTCTCTACTTAGGGAACTTGCAAGAGCAATGTTAGAATTGACAGACTGATCATCAAAATTAATATGATGATGCAGCCCACCAACAATAGCACGTTCGAGCAATACACGCTGACCTTGCTGAATCCAGATTGACTCACGCGGGTGCACACAAATAGTGCGCGGTCCACGAGAATCTTTCGGAACGAAGACAAGTTTGCCCCGAATTGGGGCATCACTGATACTGATATCACGGGAATAGATCGTTTGCGCATTCGGGTGAAAACCCGGAAGACATTCGAAATAATCCCAGTAATTATAGTAATCATTGATAGCAGTGTGTATGGTGTTAAAATCAGTCCGAGCAGAGGGGTCAAAACGCGGATAAACCGCGCCAGGTCCATGCATCGGAATGATATTATGCCAATCGATTGCGCCGATCACGCGCGCAACTATGGCTCGGGCTGATCTCCAGAAAGGAGTATTGAAATCTATAGAAGATTCAAAAACTCCAACACAGAGATCAGTATTAATAAACGAGGTTTCAGCCTCGGATTTTTGGTACTCTGTCGACTCGAAACAAGCCTTGTAACCGAACACAAGCACCTGCCGCAGGCTCTTAATGAGAACCGGATCCTTCGTTAGAAGGTACCGATCCCAAAGTGGCTTAAGCCACACTGGGAAGACCAGACAATAAGTCGGGTCAGCGAGGATGTCCTCGTTCTCAAGATACTGAAGCAGTAACTTGTCTAACTTAGGACCGTCTATGACGATCCAGTTTATCCCGAAGTTATCAGGGGCGCACAAGTGCACTCCTGTAATATGCGAGATATCGATTAGCAGACGATTGTAACACGATATTAGTGTACTCATGGCGGTATATACCGTCTCGACTGGTTGCTAGCACATCCGAAACGACTTCTAGGTTAGAAGTTGCTTACGTTTACTGTTCTTGGTTGACAAAGATCTCGTCCATAAGGTCGAGACCGGAATCATCCTCCTGCAGCAGGTCGATAAGACTCTGAACCGGGGCACCCGCCCCAATGATATCAGAGCTTGCAACCGTTGCTCCTTGCGGAACAACAACGACGATGTACGCCGATACTACTCCGGTTTCGCCGGTAGTAGTATCGAGGACTTGAGTGCGATCGAAACGAACAACAGACCGACGCTCCAACTTTTTAGTTGAAGAGTTAGTCGTAACCTGATGATTAATCGTCAGGGTCGTGGGAAGATTAACCCCACGGCTTACTTCGATTCGCTTGCTTCCAGTCTTGTCAGAGTATTGGCTTTTAAAGGCCAACGCACCAACTGTGATGTCGTTATTCATGGTACTATGATAGGGGTTATAAACCCCCTGTTATACTCCAACGCTTAACGATTCGCTACCTTTTGATAGAGCAGAGCGCCCGTAAGGGCAAGCTGCTTCTTTCCGAATCGGCTCTGCACGAACACGGCTGGACGCCGTGCCGGGTGAGGCTGTCTGGTGTATCTCTGTATGCGATTCCAGGCCAGTGTAGTTCCGTGAGAAGGAATGATAGCATTACCATTGATCATGGTAAGCTGCCAGAACTCCTCACTTGAGACACTGTACCAGGAGTCACTTATCTGCTTGGTATTCCCCGTAAGGAGATTATCGAGCTCTTGGGTGACACCTTTCACGTTTAGAAACCAGTCCACGACAAATGAGTAAGGGATTTTCTCCCATACAAATGAGGCGGGGCCAGGCGATCCAAACTTGCGTAGTACATAGTCCAATGCATGAAACACTTCAGTATTATACTGCTGTGAACGAACACCTTTAACGCCGCATATGCGGACGGGAACGGTGGGCGCAGTGCATTGTACATTAAAGTAAGTACCGATATTGCCTTGCAAACCATCTAGTTTACCCTGAGAACGGGTAGTAACCGAATCAATCCGACTCTTGCGATTGAAGTCGCGCTGCAAATCAGAGTGAAGACTCTTCAAAGCAGACGACATCTTTTTCATATCGGATAGAAGCGGTGCTAGACCAAACGAATAGGCTAAGAGACCGGACGATGCAGAACTTCCAAGAGCTTTTGCGCCTTTTAAAAGGCGTTTGGCTCCAGACACTTTAGGTGTCTTACGAAGTGCTTCTCGAACGGAACTTAGGCTAGCCGTATCCGCCAGTTGCTTCAATGTACCAGGAATCTGATGTGCTTCAGCGATGTTAAGGAGGTTATCAACCTCATTAGTCTCGTGAAACCTTTCGATAGTCCTAGTCATCTGAGCATCTAACGTCTCTTCGAAAACTATATCAGCCATATTAGACGGAAACGTCGAATATGATGGATAGTATCCGTGACCCCACCATACTGCATTAGGACCTTGATCTGTAACGACTGACGACCCGGAATTATATTTCCAGGTATCAGCGCCGGCAGTAGCAAAGTTCCATACAGTATGTTTCACATTCTTGGTTATCGCGGACTTATCAATTTGATCTATCATCTCTTCGGCATCAAAAGTGCCGAAGACATTGCCAGAATCAAACGGAGGTCCAGGATACACAGGAGTGGAACCATCGAGGGAGTACAATATTTGTCCTCCCGGAATGAGTTCAGAGTTTAATACTCGGGATCGGGTTCGCATAATACAGAAGCG